TCAATATCACATAACAAATGTATAGTTATTGATCACAATCTAAGCTTACTGTCTACATTATATATTTCATTTTGAGTGTAGGAGTTTAGATCACGGTTGTCGGTTGTGCTGCAGTGAGGTATATATAAAGAAACCTTACTGTGAAGTTGATGGCACGAGTTTTCTTACCACCTACATATGATAAACAAGATTTGCAGGGAATGTTTGGAGTTTCGGATTGTCTGACAGGCTCGGGTGAGACTATGGCTATGATGGCTGCATGCGGGATGCGTGTGGAACCTCTAACATGGCTGGATGGTGACCTGGAAGAGGATGAGATGCTTGATTCTGCCTCGTACGTGATGGGCTTGAACAGAGATGCAGCTATGCTTAGGAGGAGAGCTGAGATCGCAACCCATGTATGGGATTGGTTAGCCGAGAGAAAGTTTAAGCTGTACACAGACTTCGATGCAGTGATAAGAGTTTACTACCATGTTTTGAATGGAGATTTTAAGATAGACCAAGGTATCACTAATGCCGCAAAAGAGGCAGAGAAGATTTCAAAGGATATAGCTGCGGTAGGGATGATAGCATCTTTTGCAACGCCTGTCAGTTGTGCTAAAGCTTCATCGGGTGTATTGTTGATGAACCACCTTTCTTCTTACTACCCAAAGGTTGCAAGAGCGATGTGTCTGTCTGATGCACTAAAGCTGGGCTCATCCATCATAGGGGCTAGCATGCATTATGCAGAGGTTATGCGGGGGGAAGCTGAGGCAGAAATGAGCAAGTTTCATTCAGAAAGCAAGGGACTTGGAAAATGGCTTAAGAATGTGAAGGTGCATGCAATAGGATCTTTCACATTGCTCTTGTACGGTTCAAATGCATTCTTGATTGGGAGGGATAATCGAATGCAATTGGCTGATTGCTTGTGGTCAGTAGGGATGATGCACATATATGGCCTGAACTACAGAAGAGGGGAGCAGGAAGTGTCACAATGCTTCTGCGCTCAGAAGACGCTTCAATATGTGCTCTCTTCTATCAAAATTAGACTTGCTAGGAATGATGATGTCAAGTCACTAGCTAGACAGATGAAGTCAAGCTATGCACTGTTCTTAGCTCAATATGGGTCATCATCATACAGCACGGCAGAGAGGAAGTTGGTTGATGAGCAATTGGCCTCCTTGAAACTTGAGGCAGAAGGGTACTCTAGAGGAGAACAGCTGTGGTGTGATTATGTCAAGGACTGGACTGATGACCAGAAGGTAGACTTAGGGACGGCATGGAATCTGCTGCCAGCAAGTGGGGCCAAGTTGCACGAATTAGACAGAGCGCTGCAGAAGAAGCTTAACAAGCCTAGGCATCCTGATGTTCGTTCATGGGAGGACTTCTTTGGGTACGCTAGAGGGGTTATCACTGCTCACATTCTAGTGAAGCGGCCTGACATCAATGGTGAATGGAGCGAAGATGACGCTGAGGATCAAGAGTGGGTAAAGAAGTGCAGAGAGGGGACCTTGACTTACCCAGAAGAGAAGAGTCCTTGTTACATAAGAAAGTGTTTCCCTTGGGTAAAGCACCTCGAGAGCTGGTCATATACTTCGCAAGATGTCACCCATGTCAACTCTAATCTAGAATCTTATTCCACAAGGGAAAGCATAGCGAACCTCGACAGAGAGCAGACCAGTGAACTCCTCTATGCCCTGACTCATGGATCCATCCTTAGCAACAAGTATAGGCCTGAACAGATTAGGCAGTCATGGGAACGAGGTGAGATACCTGGCGATAGATTGATGCTCATTGCTGCTAAATGCGAGAATACCAAGTTTGACGACAAAGTCAGAGAAACGATGTCTGCTGATGATGTCCAGAGAGAGTGCTTGACTGAGTTAGACATAAATGTTTCTCTTCTTGGAGGCATGGTAGACGGGGTTGCATCCAGATCAGGCAGAAGAGGCGGCGAGGTCAAGATGAACAAGGTGATAACTAGGAAATCAGATGACGACCTGCTGTTCAGCCTTGACGTCAGTGGCTGGAGCCCTAACATGATCAGAGAGTATGAGATCAAGTTTGCCAATCTATTGATGGAGTTTTATGACATACCAGATGAGCAGAGAGCAAACTGTTTATTAGATCATACCATCATGATCAACTCTAGGAGAGGGTATCACAGCATATGGGAGAGTAGAGATGGCAGTTTCCAAGGGCTTCTTGGTACAGTCGACACAATCTTACATTCGATCATGGCTCAGTGGGCATTCAACCGGTGCAAATCAGAGGGTGTGTTCGGCAGGTCAACAAAGGTTCGCAAGATAGCTCTAATTGATGACATCATAATGTCTATTGACAATTGCAAGATAGCCCCAGAGAAAGCTGCAGAAGCAATTGCAAAGAAGTACTTGAGCTTAGGGTTTGCAACTGAGATTGCGAAGAGCTTAATCAGCTTCGTCAAAGGGCACTTCTTGAATAGGTTATACTACAACCAGAGTGAGGTGATAACTGCTGCTAAGATATTTGCACGTTCTGACAGAGAATGGGAAAGACAGTTTGTGAGCATCCATGACGAATTTGACTCAATCTTTGGCTCAATGAGTGGAGCAGTTGACAGAGGGGCAGACGGAGTCTTGGGTTATTGCACAGCCACATGGAGGAGCTGCTGGCGTGCGATAACCATAGAGAACAGATTACTAAGTAAGGGAATGATGCTCAGCATTCTTGGGTGCTGGCTTCCGAGATGCCTTGGAGGATGGGGATTGCCGACATTTGTAAATTGGACGTCCAGAGAAGGAGTAATGAGCATGGATGCCTCTATAGGAGCTTGCACAACCATTGGAAGAGTAATCAAACAGTCGGATCCCCATGCATATGCTGCAATTCATACTGTCTTGAATGCCGTGGCTAAAATTCCACTCAGTGCTAGAACTGCACTCAGTGTAGCTGATGATCCTTACTCTATCACCTCACCCATAATCCCTGATCCTTCCATCCCTATCCGAACCTTAAATCGCAAGTGCATGGACAAGATAGCTCTGCATAATGACTACAAGGGACTTATTGGCTCAGTGACTAATAGCAGATATCAGGCACTGTTTGAAACAACTCTTAAGTCAGGCGAGTACAGTGCACCTCTCATAGCTGAATGGTCCGGTTGTATGCCTCATGCAGTAGCTAGGATAATAACAGAAAAGGTCGGTTCATCTGAGGCTTTACTGATGAAGATACCCGCCAGACAAAGAAGGCAAGCCAGGAATGACTTACGCAGCGCAAACAGGGAGGCACTCCAAGGATACATGCTTCTCGAAAAGAAGATGCTCAGGAACATCGATTATTCACCTGTCTTACCAGATTGTGGCAGTTCCCTTGCAGTGTTCTTAAGGAAGAGATCGATGGAGATATCAGGTTTTAGGCTTAGAGACCTTGCTGCGCCTGCAGCTCTGGACGTAATAGGGCAGTGTCAACCGGGCCATAACCTTTGTTTCCAAGTGCATATCCCCCCTAGCCTGGGCAGTAGCTTATACACAGGTGCCAAGGTAAAGAAGAAGACGCTTGTAAGAACGAGTTGTGCTGAAAGCTTGGTTATGCCGGGTGGAGAAACACAGCGCTCAGCTGATCCTCTGATGCAAACTGTGCATCGAATGGCGTCTGTCGTTGCTGTGTCCAAGGCGATCAACATGCCCTGCCAGAATCTGATTGCCGCGTATGCTACTGCATGGACTGGGACCGGAACCGTCATTGATTTCCCTAACATATCCATCTCAGGCCATAACCCATATAGGTTGTCAAGCAGGATTAAACTCACCAATTACACCACTGCGTGTTATCCCAACTTCAGCCAGTATATCAAAGTCGATGCTTCGAGCATAATCAGGCAGTATGACCAAACTCCGTTGAGTCTTTCCATCTTAGCAGTGATTTATTCATTAAAGACTGCGGCAGCATTAGACGTGGCAGTTGGAGGTGTAGCTAGAGAAGGCACAACAAGATGTTACGTGCTAAGGCCTGCATCAGTCATGTTTAGAGACACAGCACCTTATCCGCCCGAGAATGAGCCCAAGTGTCCGGAAATGAGAGGCTGCTTGGGTGATCAACAGACAGATAGGTTCTCTGAGAACATGCGTCTGTTGCTAGGGGAGGTTAGGATAGGGACGACGAAGGTTGAGGAAGGTGTGTTCAATGAATTTGCTGACGTGGTCGTTCAGATATCTGCAACCAAGTTGTTGATGTCACGTCCGGCAGGTTCTTTGATCTCTACTCTCCTCGTGGGATCTGCCAACACAAAGCCGGGGTTAAAGACAGACAAAAATGCGGATGTGCAGATAGCACAGAAGGGCGAAGTGGTTGAAACCATAGGGCATGACGAACGTCAAATAGTTGTCATCTGCACAAAGATAGCAAAGGCTAAATCGATTGGAGACACAAAGAAGCTTGCAAAATGCATCAATGCGTTAGAAAGCAACCTGCAGGATGTATCAGGCACTGCTAAGAAGCTTGGAATTTTGAACCTTCTGAGAGATGCTGTAAGCAAGCTACCGGATACATCAAACAAAGCCATTGCAAAGATCACCGCTATGTGCATGTGTGGCAGATCAATCATGAACAATGATAGAGCTAGGTTCTACACAGATCTTGCAGCTATACACATGGCTAGGTCTCAAGAACGAGACGGAGCATATGGGTTCAGGAGCCTTTTCTTGAGTGAAGTGTTCGGATCTTGGGTAAGCAATGATTCAGGGAGGTACGACCTAGGAGTGGTGTTCATGGCGACTCTGCAAGCGTTCGACAACGTGATCCTCAGGATAACACAGAGACATGTGAAGTGCAGACCAATTGTGCTTATCAGCCTGAAGGACAGAATGGAGAAGCTCCTCAAGATACCAGATGGATTTAAAAAGGAGATGTATGCCGTAGTTAGTGCAAGCCTCCCAGATAACTGGAAGGAGCAAGACCAGATCGCTGAGGGAGCTATGATGGCAGCAAAAGACGTAGGAGATTATCTCATGACTGATTGGGCAAGACCGGCAGCATCAGTTGAAAATAAGGATTTCAACATTAATCTTGGGCAAGGCAGGGCACAAGACAAAGTATACCTCCCAGTGAGACTTAAGGCTTTTGTATTCGAAGACACCATGGAAGACGAGCCTGAGGTTGACCTTAGTCGGTGGGATGCCTTCTGCATGGAAAACATGGTTATTGCTGAGCCAGGCGATGAACTTTGGTTAGAAGATTACCAAAGTTGGATGGAAAATAGGAATATTGAGGATGATAATGCTGCAGACGTGTAAATCAACAAGAACCTGTGTAGCTTGGGATCATCGATCAAGCACCACGAGGACGGGCCTGCCCCGAGCGTGTGTGTTAGAAAACTGATGAAACGACCAAGCTACTAGCGTTCTATGTTGGCACTGCGTTATCACAAGCGCCACCAAGACTCCTTCAGGAATAAAGACAGCTATGAAGAAAAATAAATGTAGAGAAATGTTAAACGGACAATAACCTCTCCTATCATATAACAGTTGTCCTATGTGGTTGAAGGTG